TAGCTAGTTTGCTATAGTCTACCGCTAAATAGCCGCCCACGTCATGTACACATTCTGGATATTGCTGCTGCACTTCTTGAGCGATAACGCCGACTGCCATAACACCACGCATGTTTTCTGGTATTTCGATGATATGTTTCCACGTCCAAGCGTAGATGTTTACAGCGCCATCAACTAACTTGGTGATGTTGTCTTTTAGGCGCTGGTCGGAGAACATTGCGGCTAACTGAGCAATTGTACCTGCTGTGTCACGAACCGCACCAGCCTGCCCAACACGGCCCGCCGCCTGCGCATTACCAATCTGCGTTTGCAGATTCGCCAACTGAGAACCTTGACCTGTTGCTAAATTAGCTAACAGCTGAGCCATGTTCGCGTTTGCGTTTGCGCCGGTTGTTGCGCCACCTGTTAGCAGCTCGGCTAACTGGGCAGCTGTGCCGGTGTCTAGGTTTGCCAGTATATTGCCAAGATTGAGCTGATTACCAGACAGCGCGCCGGTCTGCTGGTTCATTTGATTGGCAACATCTCTGCCTGCCTGTGAGCGCAAACCTGACAGCGCACCGGCTTGATTACCAAACACGTTTGCCATGTTCTCGCCTGCGCCTGCACGTAATCCGCTGATTTGTTGTCCGAGCTGATTCAGCGTGCTACCGCTGTACTGCCCCTGGTTTTGCGCAACACCTGCGAGTTGACCGCCTAGCTGGTTAGCCATGCCAGCTTGATTGCCGCGCAAACCTGCAATACCTTGTGCGGTGTTTGCTGTGATGCCAGCGCCGGTTACGCCTGCCTGCTGTTGGAATCCAGCCTGATTAGTTGCTGCGTCCTGCCCGCGACCAGCGAGTGAGCGCAGGTTTTCTAGCTGTTGTTGTTGGTTTTGAGCTGCTAAGCCAATGCCGCGCTCCTGCAGCGCTGCTAGTGTTGAACCGCCCCGAAGACCGCCGGTTGCAGCCGCTTGTCGAGTGACTGCTTTCTCTCCCTGCTCCCGCAAAAACTTTTGCGCCGGCGATTCGATGAATTGGTTAATTGCCTGTTGCTGCGCCTGTCCGCCAAGTGCGCCGGATAACGCCGCTTCTTGACCTAGCGCCTGCTGACCCGTTTGTGCATATGGGTTTAGTGTGTTTACCGCCTGACCGGTGAACTGGTCAATGCGACCTAGTGCGCGGTTTTCTCCCTGTTGCAGCGCATTAACGCCTTGGTCAAAAAACTGATTAGCTGCACCGACACCGCCGGTTAAGTCTTGACGCGCTTGGTTAAAACCTTGGTTGGCTGCGCCGATAGCCTGTGAACCGTACTGATTCATCGCCTGCTCTGCACCGCCATAACCTTGACGTAACGCGCCAAGCTGGTTTTGCACGCCTTGACCAATTGCCTGCTCAGCACCACCAAGGCCAATACCGGTTGTTGGCGGTTGTTGGATTGCTGGAGCTTGCGGCATGACTTGCGGTTGCATCGTTGGTTGATTCAGACCTTGAATATTTGACGCAATACCGCCCATCATGTTGGGATTCTCAATGGCAATCTGCGGCGTGTTATTAAACTGCGGGTTTTGCGGTGCGAGCGCTCGCAATCCAGATGGCGTGCCAGCTAGGCTAGTTGGCTGTGACTGCATCATGCGCTGTTGCGGCAGTCCGAAACCTTGCGCAATTGTAGGTTGTTGCATTTGTGACGGACCTCCGAGAATAGCATTAATCGCGGCATCGTTGCCGCTTTGGATAATCTGGTTTGAGTTTTGGAACGATTGCCGCAAGATGTCTGACGCGCTTAGCCTGCCCTGCCCGATTAGCTGTGACGCACCTTGATAGGCGCTTAGAATGTTACCGTAGCCTGGCCCCATCAAGTCCTTGATTGAATTTTTGGCGTCATCGTAGTATTGGCGACTAATTTGTTGCGCATCTCTCGCCGACTGCTCTTGCGCTTTTGCGGCTTTCTTTTCAGCGCCGCCCAGAAACGTGTCTTTAATAAAGCCCATTAAGAATTTCCTCTTGTGTTGCACCAAGATATAACTGGTCGATGATGCCGTCATGGTGAACGTAGCTTTTGCGGTTTACGCCTTCGAGTTTGAACCCAAAAGATTCCGCATAGCGAACAACATTCGGATAGCAAACAGGAATTAATGCGTTGAGTTTTTCAGCCCACGGGTAGCACTTAAAAAAGTATTTAAGTATTGCTACGCCTAAGTCTCTGGAGTGCGGTCTCTTGGCTGGTAGTACGTGCGCGTGAATGTCAAAAACCACCGCACCCGTCTTACTGAAAATAAACAGAGCTGATAATTCGCCGTCAAGGTCAGCCGCGATAAAGCATTCTGCTGATACGTCGATGTCAAAATTTTGACTATTATCTTCTGCAATGGTTTTTAGTATATCAGGATGCTTAAGCACTGACAAAATTTCGTCAACGTCATATGTTCTGCGGGCTACAATAGTTGCCATCCGGTATTGTCTCCAAGCGGCGTGCGTTTAATCCAAATGTCATTCGTCAAAATATTGACGTACATTGTAAGTCTGACAGCATCAATAACGCCAACCGGCGAGCCCTCACCTTCAATGCCGTTTATTTGAATCGTTACGTTTTGCATCCAGTTATAAAACTCGTCGCGCGGCTTGCCGTCTGGGAACGTATATGCGTTGTTGCGATTTGGTGTAACGGTGCGTTTATTTGACATACTCACCAACCAAGCCAATCATGGCGCATTGCACTTTTTCAGACATTTCGAATTTAAACATGCGAGAGTTTAAACTTCGACCAAGCGAATACCACGTCACTTGTCTGTTATATTGTCCGACAGCACCTATGCTGCGCTCGACTTCGTATGACCACGTATAACCGCCGTCGTCGGAATAAGACATTCTGATTTTCGGCTCTGGCGTTTGGTTGTTGCCTTGACCCGGATTCACCAACGCTTCAATCTTTCGCCAGAATAACGGGCCAGCCGCATCCTTAAACGGACCAGCAACACCAGTACGGCGAATGTTATTGCCGTATTCATCTGAATAGGTGGTTTTCATGTCACCAAGGATACCGCCTTCGGAATCGCCGACGATATAGCGACCATAAGCCTGACAAATGCAGTTGACGCGCCACCGCTTTTTGTTGTCCAGTCCAAACGATTTGCGTTCATGCCATACCGGTGAGCCTTTGATTCGTGATGCTAAAGCGTCGTAAACAAACGAGCGGGACTGCAGATTCAGGCACCAGAAAATAGCGCCATCCTGTGAATACGACAGCGCAAAAGCGTTTTGTATTTCTTCAGGTTCCAAGCGTTGCAATACAGCGTCAATCGCGCCGTTGCTGATACGCGAAAAGCCGTTACCGTCGAATACGTAAACTGATGGTTGTCCGCCAACATCCTGCCCTAAAAACGCAAAAGTGGTGCCGAAGTTAGCGACTGAGTATTTCGCAATGCAGCCCACGTTAATCACGTATGAGCGCTGGAACGGGAACTGCAGTCCGCCTGAATTAACATAAACCTCAGTTGTGGTTTGCCCCATCAAAAACAGCTTGCCGCCGAACGTATGCTCTGACACTAGGCCGTCAGGATCTGATTCTGCTTCGGTGAAGTTCAACCCGTCATACGTCAGACCGTCGTTCAGCTCTGAGTTAAACGCTGTGCGCTGATCCTTCGATACGTGAACAAAGTACCCGTCAATATACTTTACCTTGATTGACGGCCCCAAGTCGTTATACGCAGCGCTGGTGATTTGCGTCAGCGTGCTTGTGGCAATGGTGTACACGTAGCCGTAAAGCTCCGGAACGACAATACAGATTTGATCTCCATTGGTATCAATAGAAACCAAACCAACGCCATCAATTGCACCAAGCTCTGTGACGCTGAGGATTTCGTTATCAAGCGCATCAAACGTGCGGTTTAACCGGTAAAGCTTTTTGCCGTTGACAAAATACGGGATACCATCAACCACAATACCACCGCGGTTCGGTTCGTCATCTCCGGTGTTAAATAGCTGAACTAATCCGGGTGTCGGTAGCCACTGCGATTCTGTCAGCGCGTTAGTCTCTGGAATATAAACGTACCAGTTGACCAGCTCTTGGCTGGCAATCGGCTTAATCGGTGATTCGTACCAACCTGAATTGATAGGCAAGTAAGGCATTAGTAAGCCCCCATATCAATCTCAATCTTGACACCCATTCCATCATTGTCAAACGCAAGCGCCGACGCTAAATACTCGTCTGCTTTTGATTTAATCGACGCCTGCCGCACAGGGTCAACCATGTATTCGTCGGCGAGCGATACAGCCAGCAAATAAGCCAGCGGTAAATGCCATTCAGCCGGAAAATCAACTTCATCAAGATTGGTTTCGTTGACGATAAAAGGTCTCTGTGACGTGAACCGCACGACGTTAGTGTCTGAATAAGGCGTCGGCCACAGGTACAGCTTGCCGACTGGAATTTGCGGGTCGTAGTAGAAGTTGCTACATGAGCCGGTCGTCAGCTTAACAGGCTGATCCATGTAAGTATCGCGGCTGAATTGCTGAATCGGAATTTCCGAGTTTGTGATTTTGTCGGCAAACTGCGCATTGCGGATACGAAGCGAGCGCTCCGCTACGTCAAAAAACGAGTAAACTAAATTTCCAGAATTTGCGTCAAACGGCAGTGGTGATTGCAGCGTAACGACATTACCAACCGGCGCACCGTTTACCACTGTGAAAAACGAATTGTTGTTATTGTCGAAAATGGCAATTGAATCGCCGTCTTGAATACCAGCAGCTGTATTTAGCGTGACTGATGTTGCGCCTGTCAATGCGTTAACGCTAAGCGACAGCGTTTTAAGCCACTCTTGCTTGGTGATGTACGTTGCTCCCGCGCCCATCGAATAAACCGGTTGTGACTTCTTGCACAGTGCAATACATAATTCTTCAAGCCACAGGTGGCTGTACTCTGTGGCAATCCATGCGGTGACTGAATTCAGAGAATCAAAAGCATAGTTGCGGTCAACTTCGTTTATAGGCTGGTTTTTATCGACAACGCCAAGTACTCGAAGTGCCTTGCTGATAATACTCAAAGCTGTAGCCATTACAGTTCATCTCCTGACGTTGGCGTGTAGAATGTCAAATCTGCGTC